ATGCGTGTAGAACTAACTTTCCCCAACCGCGACAACGACGGAAGCGACAATTCCGCGAAGGTCATGCAGGCGATCCAAGCCGTCTGCTCGCTCTATGGCGGCGCGACTGTCTATCGGGCCAACGGCTACTGGATCAGCCCCAAGGGCAAGCTGTTCACAGATGACGTGTCGGTGGTCATCTCCTACGCGACCCGGCACGACAACGTTGTCGAAACCATGCGCGGGATAGCCAGGACCCTGCTTGAATCCTCCGATCAGAAAGCTGTGCTATTTGCCGTCGATGGGAAAGCCGAGATCGTCGATTGAACACCAAGGGGAGGGCTCCGGCCCTCCCCGCCACCATAGAAATCGGAGATAGACACTATGCCTGTAGCAATCATCATCAAACCAGGAGCGGTTCCTGCCGCCCTGTTCCGGGCTTCCGAAAACCAGCTGGTCCAGGACGTCGCCGCGATAGCCGGTCGACCGCTCCTGACCGTCTCCGAAACTCGACAATTCCTGGCGAACATGCCCGCACCGAGCGGTTGGTTCGACACCCTGGAAGACGCGGCCAGCGCGGCCGAACGGCAGCGTTCGGTACCAGCAATGGCGCCCGGAGAGCTCGCCCAAATCCGTGCAGCTATCGGCCTGAGCAGGGCCGACTTCGCCCGCGCGATCGGATATCACGGCAACTCGAACACCGGTCACAAGCAGGTGTTCGAGATGGAGAACGGCAAGAAGCCGATTTCGGCCGAGAAAGCCGCCGCAGCCAGGGCGCTGGCCGCATTGCGCGCCATCGACAATGCGCGGGATCGCGCGTCGTAGCGACCGGCCGGCTACTGGTCCTGGCGAACCTGTCGGGTCATCAGCCGCAGGCCATAACCTTGACATAGTCAGGCAAGTCGCCGTGCCTTCCTAGCCCGCTACAGACAGGAAAGGCCGCCCCGGTTTCCCGGGGCGGCCTGATAATCTTGAGAGCGTACTCTGATCCACTAAACCGTTTGTGTTTCACTTCAGCGAAGAAGTGAAACTCAAAATGGTTCACCTTAGGGTATGGCTTCCCAGCCGCTGCCGTCCCCGACTATGCAGGCAACGCCACCCGATCCGACGACAACCATGGTCCAGGTTCCGGTCTCGCTGGACGCCCAGATCTCGGTCCGGACACCCCCGGGCTGCAGCCGTCCGCCGAAATGCGCCGTCAGTCCCTGCCCGATCCGGACTTCGGCGTATCGAGCCTCGAGCTCTGCAACCACGCCGGGATAGGACGCACAGATCATGGTGGTGGAAGGGGCCTGCGCCAACCCGCCGGCAAGCAGTGCAGCAACGAACTGCATCATCCAGCACATCCATTTTCATGAGCGGCGTCGAGTTCGGCAGCGGCGGTGGCCACTGCGTCGGTCATTTCCGCTTCCAGTGCCGCCAGACGTTCGAGCGCCGGCAGAAGGCCGACGCATAACGCCGCGTCACTTGGCCCGATTGCGCAGCCGCTGGCGAGCGGCAGCAACATCAGCAGGCTTGCCCGCATCAAATTTCTCCGCATCAGCTATCCTTTCCAAGGTTGCGGCTTTGGCCTCGGCTTGTTCGGACCGGGCTCTCGCGCGAGTGATGGAAGCCCCTGACAGGCGTCCGGCGAAGAAAAACCCAACCATCGCCAGCCCGCCGGCGATCAGACCGCCTGCCTTGCTGAACAGGAGGGCGAGTAGAGTGGTCATGTCCGGCCCCCGTTCAACTTCGCCCGCCGATACCAGAGAAGCGAGCCGACCAGCGTCAGTCCGCTGGACAGCATTGAAGCGGCGTCTTTGATGCTGATCGTAATCGTACCCGTCTCGGCGTCGAACAGGCCAACGCCCGCCGAGCCAAGCCAGCCGGCGAGGAAATAGAGGCCGATGCGGATGAATGGCGCCATTTTTCACTTCCTTCCCATGATATATGCGAATGCGATGGCCGCTGCGGCCGCAAGCGCGCCCCACAGCGCACTCGGTGGCTTCGGGGTGGTCCTGGATGCCGGCGGCGGCTTGGAGGACACAGGCGGCCTTCCCTGCGACGCGGTACGACGGATGGCGAGCAGGTCAGCCAGGGGATAACTGGCCCGGCTCACCGAATTGGACTGGTTGCCACCCAATACCCGCACTCGGTCGCCGGCCAGGCCCTCGAAAAAGGCCACATGCCCCTGCCATTCCGACGTGCCCCGGCGGAACACGGCAATGTCGCCCGGCTTGGCAGCGGCGAGCTCCACCGGCTCGCCCCAGGCCAGATATGACCGGGCCGTCAGGAGGCCGGACGGCTTCACGCCGCTCCGCGCCAACATCGCCCCCACGAAGGCGGCGCACCAAGCCGTCTCGTCATCCTTGACCCAGGCATGTCCGGCATCGGAAAAGTAACGGACGATGGTGGCATTGTGCCGGACACCGACGACTTCACGGGTTCCGATCTCGGCCAGCGCGCGCTCATAAGGAGTCATTCTGCCACCGCCAACCGGTCCAAATTGACCACGAGCTGCTGCGTCATTTCGAGAAGGCGCGTCGTCCGTTCGTCGATCACCGCAATGTCGGTGGACAGGTCCGAAGCCACGTCCCGCACCGATTCCAGCCGCGTGTGCTGCGTCACCTGCTGAGATTCCAGCATCTGGACGCGGGCGGTGATGGTCGCGGCCCACCAGCCCAGGGCGAGCGTCTGCAGAAGGATCACACCGATGAGCGCGAGCGGTACCCGCTTATCAAGGTGCCACGGTTCGGTCTGGGTCATTTTCGCTCCACAGGTTGAAACCCCGGCTGGCCGGGTCGGGAGGGGGGGTGGTAGCCAGCCGGGGAACCGCGCCGGCGCGGTTTTTGTCGGGTTATGGGAAGGCAGGTGCGGCCGTTCCGCGCCGCACCTGCCAGCGGAACAGACGAGACGCCGGCTTTTCAGGCGCTCGGAACAGCCAGAACTGCCCTGTGAACCATCCCTCGGCATCAAGATCGGCCGCCGCCCAAGAGTAGCTCACCTGCCCTTGGTCCGCATCCACGATGGCTGCAGCTCCAGCCGCCGGCAGGGACACGCCGGCCGCGTCCTCGATGACAAACTTCACCGCATAACCGGTCAGTATTTTGGGCACCACAGCGCCCAATGCGTCAACGGTCGTGAACTGGACAAGAAGCGCCTCCGGTACTTCGCCGATGAACCTCGCCTCCAGTATCTGTTCATCCCGACTCATGCGGCAAATCTCCGTGAAGGTGAGGCCGACTTGAACCCGCGCTCGGGCGCGGGCGAGGTTGCATGTCGAGCCAGAGAACCAGCATCAAAGTGCCCGATGAACTGCGTCGGCAGCCCCTGCGCCCGGGCACTGGCCAACAGCGTCAAGTGGATATCGATAGCCGCCTGCGATAGGATCGGCAGTTCGGCCGTTGCCGCCAGTGTCAGCGGGATGACATTGTTGCCGGCGGCCTGCACCGGCAGCTTCGCCGAGGCCGCGAGCGACAACGGGATCACAGCAGAAGCTGAAGCGGCCACCTTCAATGCCGCCGCCGCGGCAATGCTGAAATCGATGGTCGCCGCCAGCTCAGCGGTGTTCGTGTCCCACAGACTGGCAGTCGCCGCCAGCGTCAGGGGAATTGTTGCGCCGAGGCTGCTCGAGATCGGCAGGTTGGCTCCGGCGGCCACCGACAAGTCGATCGTGGCGGCAAGCGCGGCCGAAATCGGCAGCTCTGCTGTCGCGGCAAGCGAAAAGTCAATATCGCCGACCATCGCCGCAACGATGTCCAGGTTCGCCGAAGCTGAAAGGCTGACATCGACGGTCGCGGCCAGCGAAGCATTGATGTTGCCGCCGGACAGAATTGCCGCCGGCAAGGTCAGTTGATATTGATACATATCAGTTGACCTTGCGGATTGACCAAGCCACCACCGGCGTTCCCGCCAGCGCCTTTATCGTCATGTCCCAGCCGTGCAGCAGCAACGGGGTGCGGTAGACCACATATTTCGTGGCATTCCCGGCGAAGGAAAACTTGTCGGCGACACGCTGGACGTCCCCCGCCCGGCATTTCTCATAGACCTTGACCTCGATCTCATCGGTGATCGCCATCGCATTGAGGTCGAGATGCAGCTCATAGAGTCCGTCGTCGGTGACGCTCTGCAAAGTGGTTGTCCCGCTGACCAGGCTGGTTTCGGTTGCCGACGATGCCTGGGAACCGGTGTAAGGCTCGCTGATCGCCATCATGTTCCCCCGTATGCCACGGCTTCGATGTTGTTGACGGTCCCGCTTGACCAGCCCCGGACATAGATACCAGCCCCGCCGGGCACGGGCTCCATTCCGTCGAAGAATGACTGGGGGTTGAGCCCGTGCAGCTCGGCGTTGGAGACAATGAAGGGCACGTCACTCATGATCATGCGCTTGTTCGAGGCATCTCCCCAAGCCAGATCGACGTGGTAAAGCGATCCGTTCATGGAGGTTATCGTCGAATTGATTTGCAGCCCGAGCTGCCAGAACCAGAGGTCTCTCGCCGTTGTACCGAGGGACGTCCACGACCCTTCCGACGTCGAACCCGGTGTGAACGCGGTTCCACCCGGCAGGTTGAGCCCGACGGGAATGACCTTGCTGATGACCCCCCGTCCCCAGGCGTGGCGCGATCCCTTTTGCGCGCGCACCTGCGCCTGGAACGCAGTGGTGACTGTCGACTGGGCCCGGATGGCAATCGAGGTTCCGGCCCGCAGGAATACCGGAAAGAAATATCCGACCGCCCCCGCCGCACCGGTATAGCTCCGGGCATTGCCGCAAAGCAGATCCGGGACAAGCACCGAATAGGACGATCCGCCGGCCGGGTCGATCCCGACATCGAGCACAGAATTGCGGCTGCTTGCGGACACGTTGTTGTTGCAGATTGTGATCCAGAGTCCGAAGCAGTCAGCGGCAAGAGTCATCGCCGCCGACCATGAGCCCTTCGAGCCGACGGCCGGCGTCACCGTCACCCCATAGCCGGCCACGGGACGCACATCGGTGGAAAGCTGGCCGTCACCGCTTCGGAACGTTGCATCGCCAATCAGCATCAGGCGCCACCGGCCGTCACCGTGAACTCGTCAATGGAGAATTTCTGACCCGCGGTGAAGTCGACGCTGTCGCCGATCATGTCGGTGCCAGAAGTGCCGTAGCTGCCCTGGGCATGGCAGGTGGCGCCCTGCTTGATTCTGAAGTGACCGGCCGTGCCCGTGGCGTCGGCCGCGAGATCCTCCCAGATTCCCGCAAGTGCCTTAGAGCCGTTGGCCGCGGGCTGCAACCAGTCCGCCGGCAGGGTCAGCGTCGCCAACACGGTGCCGGTGTCCGCCGCGGCACAATTTGCCGGTTTTGCCCCGCTGCGGATTTCCAGCACGGGCGAGACGCCGATCGTATCCTCCAGCGTATTGAGCATCGCGTTTCGGACATCTGTCGACAGTTGCAACGCCATTGTGGATATCCTTTCCTGTACATTTCAAATTGACAGCATTCGCCGTCTTCCGACCCTCAGATCCTGAGCACCCGGAAGTTCGCGCCGTCCCATTCCAGCCAGTCCATACGGCCGGCAGCCAGTGCCCCGGCGACCAGGGCATTGCCGCTGGCGTCCGTAACCGGAAAGGCCGTTCCGCCATTCAGCGCCAGCGTCACGCCCCCGGTATTGGCCAGCGCCCAAGTGATGCTGAACTTCATGCCGATGGCCATACCAGTCGCAGACAGCACCGGGTCGAGTGTCGCGGTCACGACATTCGCCGTTCCGGCGACGCCGCTCAGAGTGAGACAGAGCTGGTTGTAGATTCGAGCGATATGCTCAGCCAAATTGTCGAGGACATCGGGCCCGCTTACGGGTGGGGCGCTGGCACTCGAATAGGTGTTCCTGGTGGCCATGGTTTCCTCAGATTCGCTGTCCGTCACTGTCGTAGGTCATGCTCGCGCCTGCCGGGCTTGCCAACTCGCCATTCGGATCGCAGGTCACCCGGACCACGGCCGGCATGGGCCAGCGCCAGCAGCGTGGGTTGTCGGCTTTCGCGGGGTCGAACAGACGCTGTTGCAGCACCTTCGCTCCGGTGGCCGTTGGGTTCGCCGGGTCGAGCATCCCTCCCGGCCTGGCCTTCAGTGCACCGATGGTACTGAGCCGGTCCGGGATTCCCATGATATGTTCCAGCACTTCAGCGAAGTCGGCGTCTGACCCATTGCCGGTCATCGGCACCAGATATCCGCCCGGCCCAATCTTGCCGGATTGCCCGCTCGCCTTACCGGCGATGAAGTTGCGGGCGAACACGGCGCCGTCTGCGCCATCGAATCCGGTCGTACCAATACCGCTATTGACCGGTTTCTTGCAGGGAACCACCGTGCAATCCTGCACCACAAGCCCGGTGCCCGGGGTGAGGACAGCGCCGTGATTGCTGCCCCACAGACATTCCTCCCAGGTGTGATGGGTGCAGGTCTCGCCGCTGTCCTGCCCGAAAAACTGGCTCTGGTTCGCGCCGTTCGCGCTGTTGCCATAGCCTTGGCGGGTCAGATGCACCATGTAGCGATGGCGGATATTCCGGTGGTTGATCCCAGTGAATTGTTTGGCGTCCGTATGACTATCGGCCGAGTTCACCCGCCGCGCGACATGCCAGACGTTGTCCATGGCGTAGTTCTCGGAGCCGAGGCCCTGCAGCTTCATTTCGTCATGGCCCGACTGATCGAAAATCAGCCCGTCGATCTTGGGTGTTCCGGTAACCGTCCCGGTGAACAGCATGCAGGCTGTGCGGCCGCCGCGCGCCGCCGACCTGAACCAGACCGGGCTGACACAATCCTCGATGACGACCACGAAGCCGGTAGACAGGACCGTGGTTGAGAACTCTTCGAAACTGTCGCAGACATTGCTTCCGGCACAGTCGCAGTAGCGTACGCCGCAATCTGTCGACCCCGCATAGAGCACCCGACCGCGGATCGCCGCCAGTTCGAGATAGATCCCTTGCGACCCTGCGAAGCGAATGTCACCCGTGTGGCGCAAGGATGAGACCGGGCCGGCACTGTTTTCCGAATAGGCCCCGAGCCAGCGGATTGTCAGGCCGGCTTGGTTATTGGCCGGAGAAAAATCGGCCGCTGGCGTCCAGTCGCCATTTGTCTCGGCGTTGATCCCAAGACACAGGCGGGTACTGTGGCTGGATCCCAGCCAGGCCGCGATCTGGGCGTCCGCCGCCGCGATGCTGGACACCGTGACCGTCGGGACCATTGGAGCTTCATCGTTCCACTGCCCGGCGGTGTCGCTGACGACAACCGAGACGTCCGCCTCGAAACTTCCAGCGCCGGCATCGCCGGTATGGATCGCCTTGAGTGTGCTGGAGCCAGGGCTTGTCAGCGCCGACGTCGCCAGGACCTGTCCTTTCGCCGAGATAGAGACCAGAGTATTATCCGGGCTGCCTTCCGAAAAACTCCCACCGGCGACATTGGCCGCCAGCTGACCGATCACCGTACCGGCCGGCGTGTCCTTCGGCGCCGTGATGACCAGCGGCGAGATTGCAGTGGCGGTCACCGGCGGCGAGGTGATTGTCACGGCGCCCGATATCTCCACGGCGTTTCCGGCCGGCCAGATCTCGCCATCGCCCACCCAGTGCAGCATAGCGGTGACGACATCGCCGACCTGCAGGTTCGGCGCGCCATCGATGGTATAGGAGGTCTGCCCGGGTACGACTGTGGTCTCAAGCGGAAACCCGCCTTCGATGTCCTTGCCTTCTCCGGCATAGTTCTTGCGGAACCGGCAACGGATCGTTCCGCTGCTGCGCCCGGTGAATTTGAAGGTCACGCGCGGCTGGTTGATCGTCCCCGGCACCTGCGATGCCACGATGTTACTGAAGGCCGGGGCCAGCGGCGGCGCGGTACTGAGGCCAATCGCGACCGCGCCATTCCGCGCCGCGGTCCGGCCCATGCAGCGATAGGAAACTGCTTCGTAATGCACACCGTCGGCCTGATAGTCCCAGCCGGCGACGTGGTAGAAATCGCCATCAACCGCCAGGGAATCGAACGGCGAGCCCTCTTCCTTGCAGCGGTCGAAAACCATATACGTATCGTCACGGCCGGCTACCACGTCCTGCTGGGCAATCCGCACTTGGCGGTAATAGGGTTCGTTCGCCGCCACCGCAGCCGCATCGGAACCCTTCCGCCCCAGCTCATAGATGAAAAAGAAGTCGATCCCGAACTCGGCCTTCATGTAGTCGAAAAGCAGGTTCAGTTCCCGCTGATAGTCCGCCGAAGAAATCTCATTCGACACGATCCCCGAATTGACATCCTGCTCGCCCTGTACCCAATGGACAAACCGGAGGCCCCGCACGAACCGCGGGTTCAGCTCGACCGTCTCGAAGACATGCTTGATCAACTGATAGCGGGGGAACAGATCGGTTCCATAGACCGCGTCCCGCACCAGGCTCTTGGCCGCAGTACGCACCGAGAATTCATAAGTGGCGTCCGGATCCGTCTCCGGCACCAGCTGCTGGCCGGCGACGGCAAAATTGCCCCAAACCGAGCGGCGGCCGGTCAGGTCAAACCATTCCTGCGCAAAATGGCACCAGCCGTTCGCCTGGCCGAAATGCGGTGTGGTGAACTCCCCGTTGCCGAGCCTGGCGCTCAATTTGCGGTCCGGCTGCGGCGAGCGGGTCACGCCCCAGCTCACGCCATCATCGGTCCGATAGTCGATATCGTGCTCAACCGGCGTGGTCTGGGCGGCATTGGACTGGCCCAGCACTAGGTGCACGTCGACGATCTGCCTTGTGGCCGGCGAATAGCCTTCTATCAGGGCTCGCGCCGCGGCCGCCCCGATTTTGCGCGATGCGATCGTCATTCAGACCTGCCGGATTCCAATGAAATGAATTTTGCCTTCGACGCCGTTCGAATCCGTGCTCTGATCGCGGGCGCCAATAGCGAAGCGGCTCGCTGCAAGGACGTCGGTGGCTGACGCGAACGCCGCGTCGGAAACCACTTCAATACCGTCGACCCAAGCCGAACAGACACCGCCTTTGAAGATGACAACGATTGTCGTCGTGGCCCCCGGCGCGGTCAGAACCGGATCCGAGTCGACAGTATTGGCGACAGGACCCGGTATTTCACGGACGGATCGCAGGTCGTTCTGGGTGTTCAGACCAACCCATGCCTCATCGAATGCCTGAGTCGGGTCATACCAGCCGACAATCGACTGGACCACGCCCAGCGTGTCGAACTGGGCGACAATCTCGAGCATCAGCGCCGCGTCGGATCCGTCGTTCATCAGCCCGGCCAGCACCGCGTTGTCGCTGTAGAGCCATTCCTCGGCGGAAGTGAACACCAGCGCTGGGTTTCCGTCTGTCATGGTCCCAACCGTCGGCCGGTCGGTGGCATTCGCCTGGGTCAAATCATAGATGCTCCCGGCCGGCGACAGGTTCCTGAGAACCGAAACCCTGCCTGAGTCCAGCGTGTAGTTTTCTGCCGCTGCCATCGACCAGACCGCGAGATACTCCGAATAAGGCACTTTGGGCCAGAGCTCCTGTGCTTCATCGACCATGGTGATCCTGGCGGTCATTTCAGGGCCCGGTTCCACCGACATCACCTTCATGCGGCGGATTTCGCGGCCGACATTGCCGGTCATCGCCAGAGCGCCGGGCAGGATCGACTTAATGGTCGCCGGGTCGAACGGTCCGCCGGCCATGGAAGTATCGACAATTGGTGTCTCGAAGATCAGCGCTGCCGTTTCTCCGGTGGCGTTCGCCAGCGCATGGAATGTCACCGTCCCGTCGGCATTGCGGATCGCGCAGCCTGGCGCGGCCCCGACCGCCAGCATGTCGGCGACGGCCAGCACGTCGGCGGTGTCCAGAAGATCGTCGCTGCGCTTGATATCCACCGCTCCGTCCAGCGTCACGCCGGTGACATAGCCGCCCGAGGTTTGGACCGAGGCGATGCGCCCACTGCCCGTGGCGCTGTCCATGAAATCGGACTGGACGCCGACCAGCGATCCTCGCCGGCAGACAACAGCCTCGATCGGCGCCTGCAGCGTATAGAACGTCGAGCGATAGCGCGCCTGGGCAAGGTCATAGGCCGCGCGGGCCCTGATCTTGGCTTCGTCGACAAGGCCGTCGTAGTTCACCTGCTCGACATTGGGTCCGCCGAGGCCTTCGCGATAGACCAGCACCTGGTTGGGCTCGTAGTCGCTCGCCGCGTCCGCGAAATTGACGCGCAGCCCGGCCGGCGGTTCGGCGAAATTCTTGGCCCACGCCAGCCCCGCCGAGTTGCGCGGCGAGAACACTTGCACTGGAGGATCGGCAGAGGTGTCCCTGTCCCGTGCTACACCCCAGACTTCCGAGGCATAGGGGCGGGCATAGCCGCAACCGGCGATGATGTTCAGCAGATCGGCGATCCGTTCGTTTTCGCTGATGTGATCGACCGTGTAGTCCTTGAGGGTGCAGTCCGCCCGCCACGCGACGAGTTCGTCGTCGTCGATGATTTCGGCCGGTACCGGCTTGGGGTTCAGCGGTCCGGCCAGCACATGGCGAAAGTGCGGCGCTGGGTTGGATGTGTTGGTCCAGTTGTCCCACGCCGCTCCCGACCAATCGGGAACATAGGCCGAAGCCATCGCAGAGACGTTCTGCAAGGGCCGGTTCACCGCCTTGATTGCGATCAGGGCGAGCCCTGGCCGCGCCACCGGATGTTCATTCCAGATCGAGGTGCAGCGCACCATGTAAAGCGCGTCGGCGACACCTTCGCGGGTTTCCGGGATAAACTCGTCGCTGCCGGAGTCGTAATGCGCGAAGAAATCCCGGTCATTGCCGTTGTAGTTGTAGCCGTTGGCCGAATAATATCCGTCCCGGAACGCATTGCCGCGCTTGACCTGAATCTCCCAACTGTCCCTCGGCCATTCGGTTTCCGCCAGAACGAACGTCGCCTTGAATTTCTGCAACGCCAGGTTCAGGACACCGGTGGCGGAATTGTAGTTTCCTTCGTTGATCCAATTGTCGCCTGCGCCGTCATAGAAGTAGCTGTCGGCCGTCCACGCGCTGGTTGCCGGTCCGCTCGCCTGTCCCGGCGCATACCGCCGGCCTTCGACAAACCCGAAGTTGATGGCAGGACGGGGCGCCGTCGATTGTTCGGCGGCCTGCCACTTGAATCGCAGCGTCGCCCGCATTTGCCGAAGATGGGCACAGCGCAGGTGCAGTTCCGGCAGATTCCGCCATGTTGTCGTGCCCTTCTGGCGCATGCGAATGCGCAGCGGTATGCGCATCTTCGTCGTGTCGCTGCCATTGCGCGACAGGCCCTGCGGCAGGACCAGGTCGATCATCACCTCGTCCGGACTCTCGCGGGTAACGGCCGTGTGCCACTTCGGATAGGCGTCATCGGGGTTCGTCGCGTAGTCGAGGCTCTTCTGATCATCCTCCTGGACCTGGTGCGCGGTCAGCTCTGTCTGCAAAGGCGCGGTAAACGCCTGCCGGGTAACCAGCGTCAGGGCTGTGTCGCTGTCCCATCCTTCCCGGAGCTCATACTCGACTGAATCAATGTCATCGAGCGCCGCACCGTCGATCCGGATGTCGTTGAGGCTGTGCGGTCCGGCCAGCGCGAATACCGCCTCCACGACTTCATCCTGGCCGGAGTAGTAGGTCAGCGGCTGGAAGGCCAGCGGTGGGAAAATCTTGCGCGTCCCCGCCACATAGGGCACCGGTCCGTTCGCCTCCAGCACGTTGCCGCTGGCCGAGGCAGCGCCCCGGTCGCGGCGCGCTGCAGCGGGCTTCACCGGCGGCGGCGCCAGGGCCGAAATGGCCAGCGACCCGGCATAGCTCACCGCCGCCGCCGCCGCATAGGACAAGATCGGCGAGGTTGCGTAGAGGCCGGGCAGAAGCGTACCTGCCGCGATCCCGCCGGTCGCCACGGTCAGGGCCAGCGCTGCAACTGTTGTCAGGACTTCCTTGCCCGACCCGCCCCCGGCCGCCGGCATATGGAGGGTCACGCTCTGGCCAGGCTTTGGGCGCACCGCCGTCCAATACGACCGCTCGATCACATGGCCGTCGATCGCCGCCGCGCCCCGATCTGCAAAGCCCTGGGGCAGCGGCATCGCTCCGACGATGTCGGAGAGCGTCACCCCGTCCGGCAGCGCCAAGCTCCTCGGCGTACCGAGCGTGAAAGCATCGCGGTAGAAGGCTCTAATCATACCGGAAGAACCCTTGAATGCGATGCTTGATCATCAGGTGCCGAAGCGGGACCACGACAGCCCCGGTGGCCGGCTCGGTGTGCAGCAGGCCCGCGGCTGTCACCAAGCCGACATGACAGGCCAGGCGCGTTCCGTGGCCCCGAAGGAGCGCCACGTCCCAAGGCTGCGGCGTGGCCACCAGGTGCCATTTCTCTGCCCCGGCGCTCATGGCCCGGGCAACCCGCAGAAGGTCCAGCGCCGAAATCTCGCCATAGGCCGGCAGGTCGATTCCCCGCCATTGGCGGAAGGCAAGCCGGACGAGACCCCAGCAATCAAGGCCGTCCGAGTCCCGGCCGCCGTCCCGGAAAGGGGTGCCGATCAGCGATAAAGGCCCGGCAGCCGATCCTGCGTGGCCCATATCGCGAATCCTTCCTGTGTGTAGTCGAACGAGATCAGCCGGCCCGTCATCTCCAGCGCATCACCGGTGACATTGACCAATTTCAGGTACTTGGCCCGATAGGTCACCGTCGCAGCGCCGATTTCGGTGCGGGGATCTGTCGTCTGATCGAACTCCGAACCGGCGACCACGATAATCTCCAGTTCCGGCGCCCCTTCCAGCGGAAACAGCACCTGGCCGACACGCCGGTCGACGTTCTGCATCTTCAGTTCCGCCGATGGCGGCGCGTCGGTATCGGTCAGCAGCCCGATCTGCAGGGGCGAGGCCGACCAGATGTGGCCATCAAACAGGTGATCCACCGGATCGGCCACCACCCGGAGCGGCTCGACCAGTGACGGATGGTCGATTCGCAGGAATATGATATAGACCTCCGGCGATTCCTGCCTGTCGATCTCGCGGCGGACGCCAGCCGGGACGAGGCGCTCCATCTCAGCTCACCCTCAGAAGTCTGAACGAAAGGCTAAAGCTGTCCGGCGAGATGATGTTGCTGGCGTAGGGCGGTTCCGCCCTCACAAAGCGGAAGGTCGCTGCATCCCCGGTGATGGCATCCCGCCACTGAAATGCCAGCACCCCGTCTTTCAGCGTGTCGCGGTAGAAGGCGACGAATGACGCCAGCTCATCGCCGGTCAGCGGCGGCAACTGCACCTCGCGCACCTCCATCACCCGCGAAGCCCGGCGGCGGTCAATCGATTCTCCGACATCTGGCTGGAAGCTGATCCGGTTGTCCTGCGGCCCGCCGGCCCAGCCACCCTTGACCGGACGTTGCGGCAGGGTCGACGGCCAGACCGCGGTCATCTTGTGACCCTCGACGGCGTGGCCCCGAACCGCACGCCCATCGCCCTGTCGAATCCACCCCGCATGACATCGGCCCGCACTTCGTCGACCAACACCCGCATTATTGTCGCGCCATCCGGCCCGCGTTCTTGCCGCTGGCTGATCCGTGCGTCGGTATTGTTGATGATCTGGACGCTGACCCCGCCGCCACCCAACCGATGGTTCGGGATGACCTGCGCCCCCCTGGGGATCCGGACCAGCTCAGGTCCGCGCTCACCAACAAGGCTCAACCCGCCCGGGGCGTAGTTCGTGCCATTGGCAAAGCCCGGTATCGCCAAAATCCCGCCGGCCCCGAAAATACCGGGAAGGCCAGAGACCAGCGCCTGTTTCAGCGCGATCTTGGCCAGCTCGACCGCCAGGTTGCGCAAGGCATCGGACGCGCCCTCTGCCCCGCTGAGGATGTTGTCGAACAGGTTTTCGAACGAGCCCTGCACCGCAGTCAGCGCCGGGTTGACCCGGTGCAATTCATCGTTCAGCTTCGCAACGGCCCGCGCATAGGTGTCCTCGCCAAGCGCCGGCCGCAGCGCGTCCAGTTTCGCCAGCTCTTCCGCATATCGCTCGGCCGCCGTGCGTGTTTCATCGAAGATGCGTTGGATATCTTCGGCCGTGCGGCTCAGTTCTTCAACAGAGCCTCCACCCGATGCGCCGATGACGGGGGACGGTGTCGGTGGTGTGTCCGGCGCTCTACTACGCGACCTGCCAAGTGCTTCGTAAGCGAGCTTGAGCTTCAGTTCCTGGTTTTCAATGGCTTGCAGGAACGGCTTCTCAAAGGCGGCGAGATCCTCGTCCTCCCTCTTCCTGATCAGTTCGTCGATAATTCGGAAATTGTTGGGTGTTCCTGCATTTTTCCTCGGGGCCGGTCCACTGAGGAGTCCCATGGCGGCGATCTGCGCCTCCGATTGGCCAAAGAAGCGCCGGATATCGGCGTCAATGGCTTTGAGCCCCTGCTCAAGGGCGGCATTGAATCCGATCCGTGCCACTTCTTCGGCGGCGACCGCCACGTTCTCCAGCGCCCCGGTCCAGACGTTGGTCGCACCGATATTCTCATTGATCCGGGCCAGAGCCGCCAGAAATGCAGTCTGCATCCGGTTCGTCGCCCGTTCAACCGAGGCGGGCAGTTTTTCGAACTGAGCGTTGATGGCTTCCGACCCTTCCAGCAGCCCCGAAAACACCTCCTCCGAAGTCAGACGGCCTTCCCTGCTCATTTCCCTCAATTGCTCGACGGATACGTTCAGGTTATCCGCCAGCGTCCTAGCGACAAGCGGCAGGTTTTCCATGATCGAGCGGAATTCGTCGCCCTGCAGGCGGCCGCTGGCCAGCGCCTGACCCAGCTGCTGGGCGCCGGCAGCAATCTCCTGCGTCGTGCCGCCGCCAATCGCGCCCAGCTTGGCGATATTCTCGGTCAGTTGCAGGACTTCTGCGTCTGTGGCACCGATCGCCTCGGCGGCGATTGTGAACCGTGTCACGCCGCCGGCCAGGCCGTCGAATTCCACGCCGGTCCGGCTGGCGATGTCAAGTAGGCCCTTCATCAACGCCCCGGATCGTTCGGCCGATCCCGTCAGCGCCTCGAACCGTCCCTCCAGCTGGTTGAACTTTTCGCCAGCGCCGATCGTGTTTCGCAGCGCCACCCCGACCGCGGCAATCGTCGCGGCGATGACGGTACCGCGCGAGGTGATGTTGATCCCGAATCGCGACCCCAAGCGCTCAAGGTCCGCATCCATTTCGGATGTACGAGTCTTGGTCCGGGCGACAAACCCGGCGAGTTGCCTGTCCGCCGCTTTCAGCTTCCGCTCCAGCCCGGTGGTCACCGCCTCCAGGCGAACCAGCAGCTTGGCGTCGTCATTTGGCATTTTCTTTCCGATCGATCATCTCGCCGATTTCGACCAGCGCCGCATATTCCGCGTCGGTTGGATCTGGCAGTTTCTTGGGCCGTTCGCCGCTCTTGAAACCATCGCAGCAGGCGGCGAATTCCCATACGCCCATCGCGTTCACCTGCGCCGGCGTGAACCCCATCACGGCGCCGTTGCTGTAGAATCGGGAGAAACGCCAGCGTCCGTTTTCGGTGCCTTCGGACCCTCCACCACCTGCTCCCCCACCGGGTCGTCCTCGACGCCGTTCAGGGCCACCGCCAGAATTTCCGCCGCCAGCACCTTCAGTTTCAACTCAAAAGGAAGGGCATCGCCGATCACCTGATCGACAAGCCGCCGGGACTCTATTTCGCCGAGACCCCCGCCCACCAGCCCCAGCCGGATCGTCTCCTTGACATCATCGACCCGCCATTCCCCGCCGTAGAACCGCCGGAACAGCTGCTCCGGCCCGGCGTCGCAGGCCTGCTGAAGGGCGCGCAATTCTCCGATATTCAGCGCGAATACATGCTCGCCCCCGGGCCATATCCGGGTGATCCGGTTCAGCATCAGGTGATATCCGTGAAGACCAGCTCACCGTCGGAGACAAAATTGATGCTGCAGTTCACTTTCGTGCCGCGGTCGCCGCTGAACTGCAGGCTTGAGATATGAATCTTCCCAACCCAGTATTTGCCATTGGCTGCATCGGTGACCGCGCCCAGATAAATCCGGGCACTGACCGAGTCCGTGCTGATATAGGCTGCTTGCCATGCCGCGAGGGCTTCGGCCGCCAGGATGCCTTCGGCGCTACCCTCGCAGCTCAGCGATTCCGTCTCCCGCGCGACCCAAGCCGGCAGGTCAGGGTTATCGCAGTCGGGAACCGTCACCTCATTCAGGTTCTTGCTGAACGTGACGGTATGATTGGTCGAGCCGCAGGGCTTGGCATAGTTGCCCGACCCCGGGGAGGTTTCCAAATAGACCCCCAAGTAGCGGCCGGCGAAAGTGGTAGGCTGGGCCATCTAACTCTCCTTCGCGAGTGATTTTAGCGCCCCGAACGAGGTGCCTTTCAGGATCGCGGCCCGGGTCAGGCCGCGGACGATCTGGCCCGGACGAAACGACCGGACCACATTGGGTTTCGGCGCATGATCGAACGCCTTGGTCACCAGGAACGTCTGGCTCTTGCGCGTCGTCGGCATCATCCGTTCTTCATCGCCCGCGACGCCGCCCGCGTGATCGCTCTGCGGACGTGGCTGCGGTTGGCGCGCCATGACGGGTAGAAATAGGGCTGCGCCGCCATCTTCTCCGTCCCGAATTCCTGCCATGCCGCATAGAATGCGTGGTCGGGTCCCCTCCCACTGCTACCTGCATAGATCGTGATCCGCATACCTGACCCCTTGCCGGGCGCCACCCTGCCGAGCGTCGTCGAACCTGTCGGCGCATCGCCCCAGGTCCAGCCGATGCTTCGGACCAAGGCTCCGGTATCTTCCGGGGCGAGGCTCTTCATCATCTCGACGATCTTGGTGGCGGACGCTTCCATTTGCACCCGCATCGCCGTCCTGGCCTTGTCCGGCAGCCGGGCCAGCAGGGACCTCAGCCGCTGCGATCCCTCGACGCCGGACCGCGCCATCAGTGCGCTTCGGCCTGGAACGACCACTGCACCACGCCATGGCAGGTCAGCCCATCGCTCTCCGCAGTCAGCCGCGTCAGTTCCATCCGGCCATCAACCACGGCATGGGTGGTCAGCGTAAGGCTGGCGCCGCGCAGGGTCTTGCGGACGCTTTCCATCAGCTCCTTGCACTCCAGCCTGCCGACCGACACCGTCCAGATGTCGATTTGCAAGGTGATTTCGAAACCGTCGATTCCGTCATCGTAGTCGCCGATGGCATATTCCGGCCCGAAACTGACATAGGGCTTGGCCGCCGTTTCCGGCACCCGGTCGAAGACCGGCACCGGCGCAAGCGCCGCTGCCAGAACCGACCACACCGCCCGCTGCAATTCTTCCGCCGGACTAGCCATCGGCAACCCCGCTTTCGGCCAGAAGTTCGATGATGCGGCCGCGCGGCGGCACGGTCACCGCCCGGATATTCCAAGTCCTTCCGGTCTTCTCGTTCACTGCCCGCCAGCTCGGTTCGATCCGACGGCTATCATCGCTGGCGTTCAGGGTCAGAATTGCTGGCTGCCGGCCTTCAATCCTTGCCGCAAAGACTTCTTCGCCACCGCGCAGGAACCGGATCGTGCCTCGGGCTCTGAACTCGACCCTCCATGCTTCCAGAGCATTTCCCGCCCCGTCTCGGCCGCCTGCCTTCCGCGACTCGAACCGCAGGAACAGCGGAAGGGCTGAAGCCAGCATCAGCGGCCTGCGAGAACCACGCGCACCTTGGCCGAGGCTCCAGACGCGTTGACGATGGTCAGCGTGTCCCCGGTTCCGGCCGTCACCGCAGCAAGATCGCCGCCGCTGCGCACCATCACCAGCCGTTCACCCGGCAGCAGCACACGTGTCGCGGTGGTCGGCACCAGGATCGGAACCGGATTGCTTCCGGCGAAGACCGTCAAGTTGGTGGTGTTGCCCACATCGGATTCGATGGCGAGCGCGACCAGGTTTGCGAGAGTCAGCACATTGCCGAGAAGGGCGTTCAGGCCGCCGCCAGCCAAGTCATAGGTCTTGGTCGCGCCCGAGGCGATGGTGTCCTCGTCCTCGAAAAACTTGTCGGCTTGGCCGACACCGGAACCGGAAGGAACAGCAATATCAGCCCATTTGCTGACCGAAGCTTGCCGAACGCCGTTGTCGATGGGCTCCGACTGCGTACCGTAAATCGCCGCGCTCGCACGAAAATCATGTCCCATTGCTCGTTCCTTTCCGTGGTTCAGGTGAACACGCGCCGGTGCGGCGCGATCAGGTTCTGCACCGCCGGCGGAACGGCGGCCGTCGCCCCGCTCTCGGTACCAGCGCCGCTGTCGTAAAGCTGTCCGGCCATCATCTCGATGGCGAACCTGATGTTCGCCGGCACGTCCGCTGCCATTCCATAGCCGGCGGTGAACCGCACGGTCACCGCATCCGGCCGCTCAGCCAGCGCCGGCGGCGAGAATTCCGGCCTGAACCAGACAAACCCGCCTCGGGCGTCGTTGTAGAGCTGATATTCGCTGCCGGCGACGGTCTGCTCGGCCCCTGCCTCGTCGAAATACTTGACCGACACGATGGCGCTCACATCGGGGAACGGCAGGCGCAGCGTGGTGTCGAAGTCACAGAAACTCAACGCCCAGTCCTGGGACAGCAGGCAGCGTCCCAAGATACCGGTATAACCGTCGAGCCGGGCGGTGGCCGCATCGATGCAGCGCTGCAGCAGGTAATCGTCCTCCATCGGGGACTGCAGGTGATGACGGACATCCGCGAGCGTCACCAGCGCCCCCGAGGGTCCCGTCATCCGAACCGGCCGCAGCGGGGTCATCATTTGTTCTCGGGCGCCCCGCCAAGCGATTTCGCGCCGAAATCATCCCCTTCATCGCTGTCGTCGCCCGAAACCCCGTCAGTGATGTCCGACCCATCGCCCGGCTTCGACGCCGGCGCGGCCTTGCGGCCACTGCCGCCAGCCTTGGCCCAACCTTCCTTGACGGCGACAGCCGCCAGATCTCCCTCGACCTCGTGGCCCGGGACAAAATTGGTCGGATAAACCTCCCCATCCTTCACCCCGAGGAAGCCTTTCGTCACAATCGCCTTCATTTCCCGTCCTCCTTCTGGAACGACAAGGGGCGGCCGGCGCCGCCCCTCGCTTCGCTCAGGCTCGTCCCCTGGTCACGACACCGCGAATTTCAGGAGCTTGATGGCGTCGTCATTGGTCGGTGCCCCGCCCACCCGTTCGCGGATATTCCATTTCACGTAGCCCGGCGTGGTGACTTCATCCCGGGTGACACGCAGGCCATGCCGCTCGACCAAGGTATAGGCAGCCTTGAAATCACCCAGCACCACCGAGAACGAGTTGGCGGCGATCGCGGGAATGTTCTCGCTGATCCGAACCGGACGGCCGAGCAGCGTCGCCGGATTGCCGGCAACAAAGCCGTCGCGCCAGATCGGCATGCCATCGGTGGTCTTGACATTCGAGATCACCATCGCCGTCAGGCTGTTCATAACCCACACGGCACTCTCGCGATAGGCAGCCTTCAGCGTCGACAGCACCAGGTTGAGGTTGTCATAAACGCTGGCGCCAAAGGCGCCGGCGGCACCGGTCGGCAGATACTGGATGACCTTGTCCGCCCGCGCACCGTCGGCGGTGGTGACCGGGGTTCCGGCCAGGAAGCCGAGCGGTTTGTTCGTGCCGTTGCCGCTGACGATCTCGGTATCCTTGCCGACGGCAAAGGCACGGGACGCCGATTCGATCAGCCATTTCTCGACATCGAAGAAAATGTCGTCCATCGATTCTTCGGTTGCCTTCGGATAGGCGTAGATCGTTCCCTGCACAGGGGTGACCTCAAAGAGGCCCGGGGTACTGGTCTCCGCCCGGGTACCGGTCTCGCCGACCCATCCGTAGGCCATTCCGTTCTTGTCAACCAGCTCGCGGTAGTCGCTGGTCCCGACCTGCACAACCTTGACCAGATCGCGGAAGATCGAGGCGTTCAGCGCCTTGCGCTGGATGTCCCGGGCGATCACTTCCGGCACGGCCAGACCGCCATCGGTGCCGACCGTCGTCTGCACCGCCTTGCGCTCGGCGTCCTTCAGCGCCTGGAACGCAGTGGGGTCTTTCGAACGGCGGAGATAGTTCAGGAATTGCTGTTTGTGCTCGATCGCCGCCGCGTCTTCCCGCTCACCAGCGGCGCTTTTCCGGCCGGCCATGGCAGCCGCTTCAGTCGCCAGCTTCTTGGCCTCGGAGAGCTCCGTGTTCAGCCGGATCTCGAGGTCCTGCCTTTCCTTCTTCGTTTCGGCAATCGCCGCCTCAAGCTTCTTGATCTCATCCTTGCGGACGGCATCATCCCGGTCGCGCGCATCCAACTTCTCTTTCAGCGCCACCAACTGGCTTGCGTCCTTCTCGAGCATCGCCTTCAGTTCGTCGAAAGTCGACATGTTCTTTCTCCTAGAGCCTGTGGATCATCATGCGCCGGGCGACAAGACCCAGCGCGAGGTCGTCAAGGTCCGCACCTTCGTCCCGAAGGCCCCGGACCTCCTTGTAGCCGCCGCTCAGAAGCGCGCGCGCGACCGAATGCGAAAGCCCAGCGTCCCGCGTGAGCTTCCGTTCCAATTCTCTTTCCGACATGGCGGCCGCCTTCACCCTATCGACCATCGCGAGTTGATTCATCGGGAAAGTCACCACGGACACTTCCCAGAGCTCGGCCTTCGCGATCATCCGGCCGCCGTCGGGGCGGGCCGTGGCCTCGACCGTGCGATAGCCGATCGAAAGGCCATCGATGGCGCCAGCCTTCAGAAGCGCATAGACCTCCGCTCCGGCGCGGACATCCATGACCAGCCGGCCACTCACCCGCAGGCCATGTTCGTCCTCAGATATCTCGCCCCACACTCCGATCACCTCAAAGGGATCGTGCTGATAGAGCATCTTGACCTTGCGACCCGATGCCAGGCTTTCGGCGAAGGCCCCGGGCAGGATGATATCACCGCCGGAATCGACATTGTTGAAAACCGAGCCATAGCCCTCGAACTGGCCCACGGCGCCGGCGGCCTTGTAATCCCCGTGAACAGCCAGGATATCAAGCATCGCTCTCGCCTCCTTGCTTCGGCTCGGGCGGCGGATTGGTCAGCAGCGGGAATGCCGGATCGTCGCTCAGCCCATCGGTATTCATGTCCTCGAGCTCGGCGACGCCCCGCGGTGACAGGGCGCCCATGAT